GAGTCGCCGTTGGCGCCCGAGTCACGTAGTGACGAATCGCGGCGTTCCGAGTTACCGAAGGTACCCGTGCTACTTTACAAAAAACGACATATTAATTTAGAGCAACGACAATGTGTATACAATCTAACCTGTAAATCTCATTATCCACTCCATCCCTATTAAAATGTCGTTTAGTATATATTCTAGCATGAATGGAATTATTAAATTACCTTCGCGCAAGATTTAATACCTCCTTGGTAGTGGCGATTACACCTGCGGCTTTAAATGTTGGAATTTGACACAACTCAAACTGTGCAGTCGTTTTAAAAACACTTTCAGTCATATCATTCTTAAAATACGTTGTAGTCTGATAAACTGACCAAATATCAATATATTTCAGTTTGGAGCCTTCTCTATACTCGTAATATTTTTGAAAGAATGTTCTAACTACATTAAGAATAGCCAGTTCATCGTTCGTGTCGTTGATAACTTTTTCCGGAATACCCTTTGGAAGTTCGCCATTTTCACGATAATATTCTGCAGTTTTTTTAAGCGACTCGATTAATCTATACATTAGACCCATTGCCATCTTTTCTCGATGTTTTTCGATGTTTAGGTTTGCTGGTTTTAGGTTTGGGTGTGAAGAGTCTTTGATAAGTGATGGATCTACAAACGTAGTTTCGAATTTTACAACCTTAAGTCTTTGATGTAGAGCACCGTCAACTTTCATCAATGGAAGGTTGTTTACACAAAAGATTAATCGCGTGTGTACTTGAGCAAGGGAGCCTTCTTCAAATATGTTTCTAACTCTCTGAGTATCATTACCCGAAAGCGCTTTAAGATTACCGGTATCAAGCTTTCTTTTCGAATCTGTAGTATCCACCTCGCTAACAACAGTCACTCGAGATTCCAATAAAAACTTTCTATTAGGCTGCGGAGCCTCGCCGTTTGTCATAGTTTGTTGGTAGAACAAATTGGCCGAGGCAACATTATAATAAGCACCAAAACATGCGTTTATAATTTCTGCAAATGCAGATTTTCCATTACCACCTTGGCCCAGCCAAAAATAGACCTCTTTATGCGAGTTTTGATGAGAAAGTGTAACTGCCAGTCTTTCAATAACCCACTCTCGAACTTCCTTGTTTGGTAATACGTCTCGTATAAATCTGTCAAATAGTTGTACTTCTATGTCATCTTCGCAAAGGTCTCTATATTTGAGACCTGAACATTTTGTTACATAGTCTGTACACACTGCATTTCTAATAATTACTCGATCGTCACATGTCCACTCCAATATCTTATTTCGGAATGCAAATATTTTCTGTTCTATGTTAAACAGTTCCGATTCTGACATTGGACTTGCTACATACATCTTAAAATTCTGCTCCATCTTGCCTGCCACCGCTGGCCTTTTGGATTCGGCAAGTGCATCACAAAAAGCGTTCAATGCCACTTCGATTCTGCTTCCCTTATTTTTACCACCTTCAGTGTGTCTTTTAAGTATCTTTTGTGCAGTTTTTAACGCAGGTTCTATAAACATGTCACATATTATCTTTTTAATATAGCCTTTAGAATCAGGTCTCCAATATGTAGTTCCACCAAGTTCTATCGCCCCCTTCCAGATAAAGGTCTCTTTACCACCAACATCAATCGCCATAGTTGGTGCAACTTGTTTAATGCTCATACATAATGTATTCATGTTAAATCGTCTCAGTATCATACTTTCATCGTTTAAATTCTCCGCCGAATATGACGAATATGGATGATACTTTCTATAATATTCAACTATTTCTTCCCTTGTCAGCGTATTCAATAGAGTTGACATTCTAACTCGAGAGTTGTTAAAGTTCTTAATCATTTCATCGTTTTTCTCCTTCTCAGTCTTCCCTTCATTGATAACAGGTTGAGAATAATCACAAATCGCTTCAAGTTCTTTAAACTTTTTAATCACTACATCCTTGTCGTATTTGGCAGTGGATTTTTGGGAAAATTTGTCAAATATCTCCAATGCCAATTCAGGGTCTTCGCATTCTCTGATGAGTGCAAGACCAACGCGTATCCAATCATTGTAACTTTCATAAAACGAGGGCTGTAAACGATCCAATATAAACCATATACCATCAACGTCGAGGAGGTTGTGTCCAAGATATATCACAGACTCTTGTATAGCCTTTTTCGTTTGCGTTTCTCGCTCTCGTTTTTGTAACATAACATTTCGTGGATAATGGTAACTCAACGCTTTTACGCATGAAACCGAAGAATTTGCCCAATCGATATCACATGATATGAATGTTTCCCAGTCTATAGTAGCCATTTCATAGTCATATGTTCTATACACTTGATATGGAGTTTGGCCGTTAGCCTTTATGCCACCATACAGTAGCCACGTTTTCATGCCCATTGTATCAAAAACTTTGGGAGCTTTGCCCGCGTTAACATCTCGATCATAAAATTCTCGGTATCGTTCAAACAGTTTTTCGTTGGTTTTGAAAAGCTGTTCTGCTGCAAAAACAACTTCCTTTTCAAACTTGTTAATATCGGCACACGCTCCGTATAAATATGGAAAATGTAGATGGAAACCATTTTTCACTGCAACTTCGGAGCTATTATCGGCTCGAATTGCATAAGGCTTCTTAATGGTAAATGCACATTTAAAAACGTCTTCTTCACTAAACTTTTCAAACACGAAAAACTTTGATGCAACATTGTAAACCAACTTAATAATCGTCTCAACATCTTCAATGTTGTAAAACAGCATACATTTCCTGGCACACTTTTCTCTATCCGAAAGATCTTTGTCTTGTTCCACCGTAGATTTTTCTATAAAATTCAATGCATTGTCCATGTCAGTCATATCAGACTCATTTTCCAGAACCACTTTAAAGTCAACATCCAATACATATGGTCTGCACTTTCCAGGTTTTTCCGCTATAGAGTGAGTACACCTTGGATTTTCATCAAACGTATACTCTTCATCATTTGTCACCAATCTACACCCAAAGTCAACTATAATATACAAGTTTTCCAGGTCTTCGTCCGCGATGTTATATTTCCCACCCGAACCACGGGCATGGCGCAGTGTTACATGCGTAACTTCTTGTGACGTACACTTACACCGGACCAAAATATCGTTGAGCAGTGGCTCATATGTCTTGTTAGTAAGATCCTGCATTTTAAATTGTATATTTTCTTTTTCTAAAGATGTGTTGCTACCATTTCATTTTTGCACACGGTGTGTTCTGGCTGAAACTAACGTGTGAAATGTGAGTCTGCGCCTCAGACGATCACTATATCTTTGGTCCGATAAACGGCGTTCTTTTTCATTGGTAGCTTCTTTATCTCACATATCTGTGCTGTGTGTTTTATGTTTGACTTGGTACATGAAAAATCTACAAGTGATGTTTTTATATTTTCCAAATCGAAATTGTACATTTTCTGCATGTTTGCTAGAATTAGTAGAGGATCGTCAGTTGCGACAGTGTAACAGTTTAATGTTCCCTTCAAAAGATTTCTATGATCGGTGTCGTCAAACATGAGCTGTCTATTATTGTCATTGTAATATTTCACCGCAATATAGTTTACGATATGCAAAAGTGCCCAGTACATTTCCTCCAAGGATTTAATTTCAGAGATATTTCCAGCGGGTAGCTGTAAATTTTCACCCAGCATAGTCTTGTATGCAATATCGTTCACTTGTTCTTTTGCTATACGGCAATAAGTTTTGGCAATGTCATTAGATTCTAGAGAAATTTCAAACGGAAACTTTAATGCTATAGTCTTTTTACGGTAGGCATTTATAGCAGTTCCAACTATATTCATTTCATTAGCAACGCTCGCATATACATTTTTCAGTCTAGAAAATTTTAGTGTACTCGAATATGCAATTGCAAGTATAGACATTTTATTCTTTCCGTTAAAGGTCGCGGCGCATTGGATATGGTCTTTCAATTCAAGAAGGTATTTTATTGCAGATATTGAGTCACTTGATATTTCAACTGCTTTAACGTCAGGAATTTTTTCTAGCATGTGTGATAAACATTTATTGTAATCATCCAAGGATATCTTGTCCATCAAGAACAAGATCTTGCATGTATAATATTCAAAGTACATGATATCAGTGTGAACGTTGCGTATGGCTTCCATACATTCACATGGAACATATTCAAATCCCAATGCATCACAATGTGTGCGCACCATTCTAGACATTTTAAACAGTGTAGTATAAATGTATTTGTGTACATCGTACCATGATATCAAACAAGATTTCGTGCGCGTTTTAATATCATCTAAACTTTTACCATTAAACGATCGTATAACATTAAATCTATCATTCAGATGTGTCATAACACTAGGTGTAAATTTTAGACGACAGAATGTTATCATGTTATCTATATTTTCAAAAAACTTTGGACATGAAAATTTAGATATTTCATCCATCAAAGTAAAATTCTCAATGTCTCTGAAACCGCGTGTAACATGTACATTTTGAGCGTATTGTAAAACTTCAGTATCGACGGTTGTAGTGGACGATTTTGATAGATACCAATTTGTCAACAGTTTCTTTGCTTCATATGAATCATCCGAGTAATCATCTACATGATAGCTCAAACAAAAAAATCTATCTTTATATGGCCAAGGGTATTCAGATGTAACAAATTTTACACCGTCCAAGTTTCCAAACATTACACCTTCATTGTCTAGCAAAATGAGATCCTGTATCCTGTGATCAAAGTGTGCATTTAGACGACTCAAAAACAGGTTATCGTTTGCAATACCTGTAGACGAAACATATATAATATGTCCGTCAGTTAAACGTATCGCATATAATACATTTCTTTTTTGATATTTCGTTGGTATGATGGAATAAAACAACTTGTAATTGTTGATGCATGCATATATTATAAATTTACCTAGCTTTGTAAGACTTTTTACATCTTTGCCAAGTCTAAACGTGCATCGATTGACAATCTTTTCAGGCAGGTGTTGAAATGACATTTCTCGCTCCTCCTCTTTCTCAACAACGATTTGTTCTATATACTTTTGCTTTAAAAGTTCGTCTCCAGAAAGAATGTTTGACCTGTTTGGAGATGCCAGTGTTACATAATACGCGTCTATCGCCTGTGTGATGGGATTAATGCTTATGGAGCCAGAAGTCCAGATATTCGAAACTGGCACGAATAAAACATTCTGTTTAGATGACATTGATGTTATATCTTTCATTGAAAGGCATGTATTCATAACGGCACCCATTTGCAATTTCACCGTGGTATAATGTATTCCGCTAAACAGATTTATGCTACGCTCTAGATTTAGTAGACTCGTTGATATTGAGCGCATATTTGTCAAATTGGTTTTTACGCTATCAATGTCTGCATCGAGCATTGTTGGTAGAATGTTTGACGGTCTATACAGACTCAACTCTGTCTTTGCAACATCACACATATCCTTACAGTTAATTGTATTACAGAATGCCTTTGCAAATTTGTAAACAAATACATTCGATGAAATTTCGGGGCTGGGTTCATTAAACAGCACAAAATGTTTTGATGTGTCAAAAATCTTTATACTAACATACGGGGATGATTTGTTCATGTGAACAACTACATCTTCTATGTAAGATTCGTTAAAGTGAGTAGTAATGCTACAAGTCTGTTTCATATAAACATTATCCGCTTTCCATGTATCTAAAAGCACGTTGATGATTGATTCACAGTCGTCCTTTTTAGATGTTTCAATAATTCTAAAATCCTTTTGAAATTGCATATTTGTAGTTGGAATCTTTTTAATCATTGCTTTTAGCATGGAAGCTCGGTTCACGTCTAAATCAAACAATTGCTCACATACCAAATAAACATAATCTAAACTAATATTACCTTCTGTGGTGTATAGATCGTCTGTTGTGTATCCGTATGCATATCCTAGTTTTTGTATCATGTAAGCTAGAAATTGCAATATCGTTTTCATTGTATTATGTTTCACGTCTCCTGTAGTTATGGTTGTGCGTTTATCGCAGATGATATTGTTTTTAGCTTTTCTGAGCTCCACGATACCATTGCCAAACTCTGAATATTTTAACATGTACTTGTAGATATCGAGTAAAACATATTCGTTAGTGGCAATTTGTACCAACATCGCTGCACACGATTCCTGTTTTGATAGTACGGGTTTAATGTTCATGTATGAAATTTGCTGGTCTAATACAAAAGTCGAGTCATCGAATCGTGTGTGAGAAAAACCCATATTCTTATGACTAATGTAATAGCTAGCGATAAACTGTTCGATTAAGCTTTTAAAAACAACGCGATTCTTTAAGACGGTTACATCGTTCATTGTACGTGGTATACTCTCTACTACACTGTAGTACTTTTGCTGTATATCTGCACCGTGCTCGCATGTAAACAGCGTGAAATATTTTGCCGAAAATGGAAAAAGTCCCAAATCGTATAAAAGATTAAACGTTGAACCGAAAAATGCTTCCGCTAACAATTTGTCCACGCGTACACTGTCTCTGTCGTATATTGTGCTCAGTGGAGTCGTCGAGATTTTAAACGCGACATTTTTCTCAACATACTGTATCCCCGCATAGCCGTACGATTGAACAATAAGCTTAAACTCTTTGTTGTTTTTACAATCTTTAATGGTAAATGTATCACCCGTACCATGTTTCACCGTCCCAGAAAATGCATTACATAATGTAGAGTTTAATTCTATAGTTTTTTTAATTATATCATCACGCTCCCCATTGCGCACTTTTTCTAACAAAACCATAAACAATTCAAAAATCCTCTTTGAAGAATCTGAATAGAATTTCATCCTTTTTATTTAATCACATATAGCAAATAGCTAATTTAGATGCTTAAAAAGTTGCCACACTCGGGCGCCGTGAGCGACTCAGGGGGCCCGGACGCCATGAAAACATATTAATGTTACGTTAGAGCCATCGAATAAGCAATAGTTTATGTGTAAACACATAAACATAATTTATCTAAATGTCTGACGGTCAGTATAACCGTAACCGGATACTGCTCTATCATCTAAAGTTATATCATAATTCTGAGGAGTATACTTTTGCGGTCCACTGTTATGAGCCGTAGAATAATCGTGTGCTGGCATTTTCCTATCCAATGTGGGCACCATTCCACCTGAAGAGTTTTGATATATATACGTTTTTGTAGATTCTGCAGAAGTTAAAAGTGTATCTCGCAAAGATACATTTGCATCGTCTCTGGGTTTGGTGTATGTAGTATACGTCTTTGTCAATTCCAGATTCGTTCCAACTGGATTTGCAAGTTTAATATTATTAATCATATCATCTGTAATATTCTGTTGATAATATGCATATTTCTTACCCGTAGATGCTTCTGCATGTAATCTATCTGGCATTGTAATACTTATATTCTGCGGATGATCGTAATGGCTAGTTGCTACAGCCGTTGCAGACGTCTTCAATGTATCAGGCAACACCACTTCTACATTAGGATGACTTAGTGGATACGATTTCTTATTAGATTCTGCACCATATTTCGGCAAGTTTGCTTCAAGGTCTAAATACGAATCATGGCTCGTATCGTATGCAAACGACTTGTTTGCATTGACATCGTAAACCGTATTCGGATCACTGTTTATCATTGAATCAATGTCCATACCACCTTGAACGTCAACCGTTGCTGAATTACACACTTTCATTGTATCAACAGAGAATGCAAGTCTAGGCATTCTCGACCAAGGAAGCAAATCTTCCTGTCTAAGAATCGGAGGTCTAAATGCACCCTTATCCAAAATTGTATACGGAAGTTTTCCCGAAGATCCCGCCACCCCACCAATTACACCATTTGAATTTTGAGTCTTACCAGTTTGACCATAATTAGAATATTGCACATCCACCATTTGATTTACCCCCTTTGCATATGGATTTACATATTGCTGAAACCGATCCCCGGAATCATCCACCATTTCAATGAGACTATTATCTTCACCCACTCTAATTTTATGTCTCGTCATAACGCTCTTATGTGGAGCTTTTTCTATCGAAGTGTTGCCATTCCACTCTTCGATATCACCGAAAGAGTAATGTTTTTTGTTTCGTAAACCAGAATAACTAAGCATTTTATTATATTTCATTACCGATGTGTTTTTTGATATACAAAGCCATTTCATCGTCACATTTATCTAGCCCAGTTTCAGAAGTTACTCGCTTGTAATGGTCCATGTATTCTTGTTTTACAGACGGATGTGATGCCTCTAGTCGTTTGGCACGGTTATACGATGCTTCGTATTGAGTCTTCAGCTCTTTAATCTTTTGCTCGTACATTTCTACAAAATACGAACACGATCCCATAGACTGTCGCTCTTTAATGTACTTTTCAATTGGAGATGTTATCATGTCACCAGACTTTACAATGTGTGCACGTTTTTCCATTGACAAATCCTCCTTAGCTGCAGGATTTTCAACCACACACTTTTCATCGTTACATGGTTTTGTCAATTGTACAACACCTCCATCGTCGGTATATTTCCTTTCAGTGGTAAAAGGAACCGCATGTCGGTTTCGTATAATTCTCAATACAGATGTAGAAGAATTGTTGATATTGTTCTTACAATACTCTTCTGCAAGTTCTAAACTGGAAAAACTGCCATATACACAAAACTTTCCATATATACCAGAATCGTCGGGTATGGCATATTTAGATGGTCTCAATGCAATTACACAAAAGTTTTGATTTGGTATAGAAGTTACATTGCCAATCTTTTCAGAAATCTGTAACATCCATCGGTTTTCGCGAACGACTTGAGATGCACCTTTTACAAAAATTTCCATAGTTTTGCGGTCATCGATGTTTATAATGCTGCGTATAAACATGAGCACCTTAGAAATAGAATCTTTAAACAATGGACACGTCACTTCATTACTGGAAATGTAATCGAATATGTAACGAATTTCCCTTGAAAGAAACTCGCGACATGCATTCTCACTCAAGTGTAAATCTACAAAAGAACTATTCCAGAATTTAATCTCGTCAATCCATGGTACGGCCGTGGCACTCTTGGATTCTATATAGAATCTAGAGACTATTCCAGTTGACAGTAGTTTAAATTTATCGAAAAGAATCTTTTCCAATTTTTCATGCTCTTCAAACTCTGTAGCTGACAATTCATACACATGTTTTATCGTGCGTATATATAGCGCATGACGCAAAATCCAATCTGCATATAGAATAGAATCGTCTTTAAACTCTTCTACGCTACAATACGTCTTATAGACATCTACATCACACGATAACGGGTGAATATGCATTTCTTGCAATAGAGATTCCAAGATGTCGTCGGTTACCCGAAGAACTTTTTTAAAGTACCCGGTGCGAGAGTGGCGAGCCTTGTCATTGGGAGACTCGCGTAGCCCGTCGTTACACGACTCGTTCGAGGCGTCGTTACACGACTCGTTCGAGGCGTCGTTACACGACTCGTTCGAGGCGTCGTTACACGACTCGATCTCCAATTTATGTTTAACCGAAATATTTTTTTTCAGGACAATTTCATATTCATGCAATAGAGTCTGGAATTTACATTGTTTAAAGAGTAATGTAAGCTCATATAGTTTACCTTCACCATCTGAAAGTGATTCATATAATTTATTTACTTCTTCAGTATCGTCTAAATAATATTGTAACATATTTTATTTACAAGTTTTAGTCAGATTAAAATATCGATTTTATACCACAGGCGATAACGGAAATTTAGTACCAAACATCTGGTTACATTCTTGTACAGAAATGGATTTGTTATACATAAAATCTAAAAAGACTTTTTCAAAGTTTGCATCTTGATTTGTTTTATCGTATCGGATCCTGTATGGTATGATATATGTTGGCTTGAAATCGCCGAAGGCTCCGTTTACGGCTCCCAAACTCTGTGAGTCTCGTAGAGACGCCCCACTACGTGGCGAGTCGCCTTTGGCGCCCGAATCCCTACGGGATGAGTCGCCGTTTACGGCTCCCGAACTCTGTGAGTCTCTTAGAGACGCCCCGCCCTGCAGCGCAGCTAGCGGCGAGTCTTCTAAATAACATTCCACTATTTTTCCTTGATACTTGTCAGCGCTGCAAGTCTTTAGATATATTGACTGTGCAAGTTTTATTACGATATCCGGATTTGAATGTTCTATGTAAATGTCATCATCTGTAACATCTTTTTTCAACGCATTATAATACACTGCACATTCATTGCCAATGTAAACATCAATCGTGTTTACAAATTTTATCTTATAGACTGGACTCTTTGCAAAATCACTGCTGTGTACATATGGTGTGCTTTTTGGTACTAGTATATAGCCGTCTATATCAACACCGTTCAGCATATACGGTTCAATCGTTTCCACCGTGAAAGGATCGAAAGATTTTGCAATTGTAAAATATTTATCTTTTCTCACAATGATTCTGTCAAGTATTCTAGCGTACATGTCAAATGTGTCGGAGAAATCCTTCAGTATATGAAGAATTATATGCTGGTTTTTTACACTTTCACATACCATTGCAAATGGTGGTGTAATTTTCTTTACGAGCGATAGTATTATGAGAGACGACGTATTGGGATATCGTTTACCATTCAACGTAAAAAACGTCTTTTGTACACTCACGTACGCAGTCTGCCCGTCATATTTTAACATTGCTGTATATTGTGTCATATCCTGGACACATCCTTTTAATAATGGAATTGGCTTCTTTAAAGATTTCATAATTGCATTAAATGTGGTATTCCACTCCATAGTCATTTTATCAAAAGTCAAACTCCATGTCTTCAATCTCCGAGTCCTCGTTATCTTCTTCGACATTTTCGATCGTTTGCGGTTTAGAAAGTATCGTGTCGTAAATCTCTCCGAAAAGTTTCTCGTCCGAGATGTAGACTACAGCTTTTGCATCTGGATTATAGTAGACTTTTATATCGTTTGTTTTATGGATAAGTATTATGGGAGTTGATTTGTCTATGGAATCTATGTTAATTCGACGAAATATAACATACTTTTCCTTGTATTCTGGGAAAAAATCTTCATCGAAAGAATATACGATATCGGGCACGATTACGCTTGACGGGTGAAGTAGTCCACAATAGTTTGGATGTGACTGATTTGTGATATTTAATAATCGCTTGTGATATGATATGTTTTCACCGGCATTTACATTAAAATCTACAATATCATTATAGTAGAGGTGGCTGTGCAACTTCTCAAATTCACGTTTTTCTTTTGTGGACATTATGGAAAGATTATATTTCAGTTTGTCACGCAGCTCTTCCGATTGAAAGATTAGACGGTTGTTTTTGACGAAAACGTCATAGTGACTTGCATATGTAGAATCTTTTGGAATGCGGTATTGTATAGTCGGATCTACGAGTGTAAAGTTTTTCCAGAAATCCATTACGCCCAAATGTCTGTAAAAGTGTACAGTCATTGCAAATAGACAACGCGATAGTTTTCTCAAATACATGAAACGGTGCAAATCACCAACATCCTCAGATTTGTATACATTGGATTTACAATTGTAGACGATGCTACCATGCGGTATTAACGAATCATCTGCGACTCTTGGAAATCCAAATTCGTCAATAAAAACATTGTTACTTTGTACAACAGGATTCTCTGGTAGTGGAATAGATCCGTTCAAACTTTTCTCAATGGCCAGCAGTTTAGATACTATTGGACTGTCAAAAGGTTCAGTGCAAGTAACTGCGTTTCCTTTTTGCACTGCCATTGCTGCATTGTGATCCAGAACGAGTTCGTATCGACGCTCCGTCTGGTGAAATAGCAAAAATACTGCTCGCGGTCTAACGTATCGATCATAGCACATGGTCTTGAAATTGTGTGCAAGACTACAGACATCAGAGACATAGTTAAATACAAATATGTTTATGTTCAAATAGTTTTCCATGTTGGCGACACTGTCACCGTGAAGTGAATGTTTTTTCATTTGCAGCACAATGCTCTGTATGTCCTGTAGAGATTTTCGACCGGTTGCTATACACAAGGCTTCGTACAGGGAATCTGTATCTGTAAACGTTCCACATCTCGCATATCTTTTAGAACTTTCAGCGTAAAGAAATTCTTCAATGTTCTGAGGAAGTTTGCCAATTTTCTTGGGTGCTAGAATTTTCATTGAAATGGATACATCCACAGATTGACGTTTGGCTACACATTGTGTTTTACCAGAGTACCGATTAAATGCAGACGATTGTTTTTGCATTTGGCTCTTGAAAAAACAACACGGTAAAAATGGATATTCTCTCTTGTTACCCAACGTATTCTCTTTCAAGCCAATATATTTATACTTTTCATGTTTACATGTATAATTTCGAGTTTCAGATTCTCCAAACATTGGAAATTTCATGACCATGTCGGGTGGCAAAGTTTCAGCCTCTTTGTCGTCCACCACTACGGGAGGATTGGGACACAGTCTGGTATAGTGGCTGATAAACATTGCAGGCTCCATTGCTCGTAGAGTATTGTTTTTCGGAGCAGAGTATACAGTTGACAGAGAAATTTTCTTTGTAAGATATCTATTAAGAAATTGTGTAATGTGTTCACTGTGAAGTAGTGTATAGTGTAATATGTGTAGTATAGTTTCAGCAACATCATCCAGCTGTTTCACAGAACTACAATTTTTTATGCCGACTGTGATTACTGTTGGCCGTGTAATGTTTATGGAAAAGGATATATTTGGAAAGGTTCTTGAGAATATAGAAACTGTCCTACGTCTAAGAATGTTGTTGCATTCTTTCATGAAAAAGTATTTTGATAATATATTATCATTAACGATTACATATTTTAAAATGTCAATGTTCAAGTTGATGCTGTACAGCTCAAACGATCTGTAATGTGAAACTTTGACATCATAATTGGTCATTTCGCATTTTAATATTTTACCAATTTCCTGTATAACGAATACCGTGTCTCTAGAGTCGGTTTCTATAAACTCTATATACAGAGCATCTGTGTGTCTAACTCTAATGTGACGATTTCTATAGTTTAATATCATCTCATTCGGCAGACATTTGATATCGGTAAAATTCTTAAGATATTTTACGATTACATCTCCTTTGAAATTATAGTAGACGGCATCGCATTCTTCTGTCAATACAATGGAATCGAATGTACTATCGAGATTTGTGATGTTGTCGTAGTCTAGTGTAATTTTAATTCGGGTGGTGGTTGATTTGACCGGACCATTTGTAAAGGTACGAGCACCTGAACATTTGTGGTCTATGAAATATATAAAATCTTCCAGTTCCTTTAATCTGTCTGCGTCGTATTTTAACGCTTTATCTATATTTCGTTTAATAGTTTTACGCGTATCTGCTGACATGTACAATTTACCGAGTTCCTGCTGTAGCAATGTCTCTAAAATACTTCCATTATCCACATATGCAGTTTCTCCCAAGTGTTCAATCATGTTTACATTTTTAATGTACGTGGAGTAGTCGCCGCCTAAAGACGGGGCGCGTAGCTCGTCTCTGGGCACGCCATGCTTCACAGCATGACGTAATATATCATATTCAGTTAAATCTAGCATTATTTTATTACCATAACATATATCTTTTGATTGCCAATAAAAAGACGCAATGACTCCCTTTTTAAGTTTTATAGAATATGCAAAGACGTTGGATATTACAGTTTCGCTGGATAAAAGGACGTATATTTCAACTGCACCCGAGAGGTTAAATGCTCTTTCGGCTATAAACAATATGCAGAACACTGTTTGGATATTGGTTTCGCGTCAAACATACGAAACTTCTCTAAAACTGTTTCGTACTAGCGATGTTATAAATCTTAAACTGAACATCGTAACAAATTGCATCACCGAAGAACTGCACAATAAAATTCTCTTGCTTCATCGATGGTGTCTGGAAAATCAGATGTTGGCGTCACCCGCATCCATTGATACTGACACCTATATACGAAGCGAAATTGTATTGTTGTTTAGAAAAGAGTGGTTGTCGTGTGAATCTATGATGGATCTTTTGACATCTCCCCGTTTTGATAACTTGAGTGTTTGAAAACTCCGGGCAAAATGCTTTTCGAAAAAAAATTTTGAAAAAAAATTTTGAAAAAAAAATTTTGAAAAAATCTCGGAGCCATAGCAATTACAACTCGTGAAAAATCCTAATCATCTACCAGAGACATTGTGACTGTAGACTGGTATAATTTTGCATCGGATGCAATGAAGAAAACATTATTTCTCTCAAGTCGTATGCTACACGGAATATTTGTCGGTATTCCCATTATAATATGTACTTTAAACGGATATAGTTTATACTGTGTTGCAGATTCGAAAACGTGTGCTATCAGTTCCACCTCCTCTTTTACTTCGTCTATTCCGCATATACATATATTTATAATTGTCTTTGATTTGTCGGCGACGAGAGATGGAAAAAACGTCGATTCTGGCCCATTTATTTTACAACATGTGCTGTAGAGAGAATATGACGATTTTGTTCTTCTGCCAACCTGTTCTATTGCAAAGTTCATTTATTTGTACCGTACAATGCTCACATATCGCATCAAAATATAAATGTTACTTGATATATAATAACTATCTGGCTTGAATAAAAACACCTTAATAAAAATGGATGCGCGCGAAGATATAACAGAGTTGTTTATGGAAGAGAGATTACATGGAATGATAACTGATGATGACATGCAAAAACTCAGTGAAGATATTGCAAAAATTAGAGCCGACCAAATCATGGGGCGCGACGATGTGATGGAGCAAACGTTTACTCAGACAAAAATGGATGTAATGGATACTATCATGGGAACTGATAGTAGAAAACGTACAGGTAACACGGATACACCAGAATTATCTATTGATACTAATGTATATTTACAAACAGCTGATCCGCCTAAAAGAGGGACATCTCTCATTAGAATCGATTCTACAACCACACGCGGCAGCAAACTTAGAAGAACTGAAACTGAACTTGTAGATAAAATCAAAAAAGATCGAGAGAAAAATTTTGCACACAAAATACCAGAAAATGTAGTCGAAGAGGATGATCATAACAAGAAACTAAAATTACTAAAAAAGCTTTCAAACTTGAAGAAGATATTTCCAAATGCACATATACAAGACATGAACACGTATAAAAGCGTTGCAGAGATTGAGAAATATATAGATCAAATAATCATAGAACATTCAGATGATGAAATAGAAATGAACCTTGAAACGATTTTAACTTCAGGATTCACACTTATAGAAAAAGCTATGACTTACTTAGGTTTTGATATGGTAGGATATGCATGTTATCAAAACAGTTGCATGTGTACGTATAGAAAACTGTTATTGGATCTGTCAGATGGTCACTATCTCCCAAAAATGTACAAATCTATGAGAACAGAGTTTAAAATAATATTGCTATTAAGTTTAAATACTGTGGGATTTTTATTCGGTAAAAGCGTAAAACAAGTAGCAGCAATCTCAAATGTAACACCAGTCGCCAGTGCATACTCATCAATGCAATACGAGCCTGTAAATATAGATAATAAATTTACAACGCTGAGCGTCGAAAAGGTTGTAGACGAGCCACAAAATGTGTCGGGAACTCCCACTGGAATACCCACGCCCACAGAAGTGCCCACGGGAGATCTTTTAGGTTCTCCTCCCGCGCCCATTGGAGAACGAATGCCGATACAAAAGTTTATGTTTAAAAGCTAATTTAACGTTGTTATAAATCCGAAAAAAAAACTATAATAAAAAGATTAATAAAATGGCAACACATTCATCTAATATCACTTCTGGTTTTATTGATATTGCTACCTATGATGAACTTGAAAAGTACGCGTATGGTGGCAGCCAGGCAACTGCATATTTCGTTAGAGAGGTTATGAAATCTAACTGGTTTACTATTATTCCAGTACCGTTGGCACGAAGCAGTGGATCTCCCGATTTTGGGCAGGAATGGGCTGTTAACGTTCCCCGTTCTGGAGATTATCTTTTGCACACCTGGTTGAGATTGAAGCTTCCGGCAGTTTCTCTGTTGGCATCCAATTCGGCTGGTCTGAATGGTCGTCTTCGCTGGACCAAAAATCTCATGCACAATCTCATCAAGGAAGCTCAAATTACCTTTAACGATCTTGTAGCTCAGAGATTTGACAATTATCACTTGGATTTCTGGAGCCAATTCGCCTATCACGAGGGTAAACAGAATGGCTACGCTAACATGATTGGTAACATTGAAGGTCTTGTAGATCCGCACGGCCCTGGAGACGCACTGCATGAAGTGTATCTCAATTTGCCGCTACCATTCTTTTTCACTCGAGATTCCGGTGTTGCATTGCCATGTGCAGCTCTTCCGTTTAACGAGATTCAAATCCGATTCACCTTCCAAAATTGGGAGAATTTGCTCATCTTTGAAGACATTTCTTTGTCTGGAAACAAGAAGAAGCCTATTGTTGTTGGTCCAGCTTCCGATATTGCAATGGAGCCTAAACTTACCAATGTTATCGTATTTGCCGAGTATGCTCTAGTTTCTAACGAAGAGCGTAAACGCATGGCCAGTGGAAAACGCGATATTCTCATTGAGCAAGTACAAACTGCGCCTCGTTTAACTTACAATCCCATTCAGAATGCCGAGCCGAGCTTTGACATCAGATTTTCACATGCCGTAAAGGTATTGTTCTTTGCAGTTCGTAACGCGACCCACAAGAACGAATGGTCGAATTACACCACTAGCTCTCCAGTTGTAACGGGTACCGGTTTCGCTCCGATCAAATCTTTCGACCCTATTATTCAAACATCGCTTGTTTACGAAAATCAAAACCGTTTGGCTAACATGGGATCTGATTATTTCTCGCTAGTTGCTCCATTTTACAGGGCACCCCGCATTCCCAGTCAAACGGGCTACCATATTTATCCATATGCATTGGATTTCTGTAATCTTGACCCTACTGGTTCTACCAATTACGGTAAGTTGAGCAATGTATCTATTATCCCGAAGGCAAGCGATTTGTGTATTACAGGTGCTGATGGTACGGGACCCGTTGATTCCGGCTTGGATTACCCTCAAAAGTATGAGTTTGTAATAACTGCAGTTAATCACAACATTGTTCGTATTCTAGGTGGAGCTCTAGGATTTCCAGTACTATAAGTATCCATTTTTGTTTTTTTTCGTTGATGATATCATCAACGAAAATTTATACTGCTCTTGAGCTTTAATATGCTTTACATTTGAAAACTTATATATCGAAATGAACATTAAGAAAAGCCCCTTTTAGAAGGGGCTTTTCGTCATTTATCTAATGCTCTGGTTGTCTATAGAATTCTATTCACAAAATTCTTTTCACCGAACGCGGTCACATAAAGATTCTTATAAATAAAACTACCACAGCCACAATTATAACTAGGTGTAATATAGAGAGTTCACTTACTTTAGTATCTGAATTGTACTTTGCCATTTTATTTTATATAATCTTTTACATGATGAATTTGGACAACTTGGATGTGAACGCGAGAGCGTATCAAACAGTAAGCCTCTATATGCAATATAATGAGAAAAGAAAAGAGCTGGGTATATTACACGATGAATTGGAACGGTCAAAGGATATGATGCATAAGCGGCTAGTTAGCGAGAATATGCAGAGTATCACCGTTCAAAATGGATCTAAAAAATTTACACTGTCACAGAAAAAGAAAAAAACATCCAAGAAACTTACCAATGAAGACAAGGAATCTATAATTTCTACCACCCTTGGAAAATGTACCAGAGACGATCCAAAATTTTTAGCAAGAGTAGTAAATATTGAACTAAATAAGACGAAGCCTATTATAGAAACGGATTATTTGAATATAAAACAGATAGGCAAATAGATATTTCTTGCACAATGGAAATACATATTGGTGGTAACAAGACTAAAAAAAATCTTTTCTATAATCCAAGTGAAAAACTGTCATCGGAATCTATTTTTGAGAATTATTACAAGCTTTTAGATTACTACACAGCGGAAAAGAAAAAACTAATCGACACGTCTATCAATCTGAAAATCGCCAATGATATCCTGAGTCAAGACTTTATCTCTGAAGGCCACCGTTATCTTATAGTCGAGTTAAAAGAAATCACCAGACGACACTTGCAGTTATTGGACAATCTAAAACAATTCTTAGGAGATGTAAAGTCTATAATAGAAAATATATCAGAGTTGAACAGAAAAGGGTTGCAAATATATGAAACATCTGATGCTATAGATGCATACATATTAGAGTTTTACAACATGCGAAAAAAATATGTATCAGTCTCATTCTTTGATGGAAGTATAACAATATTGCCACATGAATCACCTAAAGCTTGCAACAACTGTAATAATAGAGATGATTTTGTATTAGAAGACGATGGAAAGGTGTGTCAACAGTGCTTCAGCACAACGACTCCCATAACTAGCAACTCAAACTATATAGATAGTAAACGGATAAACATCTCGGCCCCGTACAAGTACAACAGAACCAACAATTTCAAAGAGTATTTGAACCACTTTCAGCGAAACCACACCATTCTAGGTGCAATGCACGAGAAACTTACCGATGAATTCGAAGCGTTCAGTTCACAATACGATACCTTAAACAGCACAGAGAATAAAAAGAAGAGAAATTTCATAAACACAAGATTTGTATTATATCAATTGCTAATGAAAAATAATATAGATTGCAATTTTGATGAATTCATAAAACCCAAGACTGAAAGGATTGTAAAAAAACCGAGACTAGACTGCCCGGTGTACAATAGAAACGAAGACATATGCAGAAAGATATTTGCTATACTCGGATGGACATATACGGAGATTGTGCACTGACATCAAACTGGTGTTATGATAATTTACACCACAGCATTAGACTGTGGCACAACATGCGTTACAATTTTTACATTTTTTAACGCACCAAGTATTCTACCCGATGTAACATATGTCATGATTATGGAAATAAAAAACATTATTATAACAACAGAAGCAAGTGCAACATAGCTTGGTTTAAAGTATGTTAGTGTAGTGGAGGTTGTTTTGGCGCGTCTGTCACACGAGGGCAGGTTAAATGGAATCCATGCAAACGATGACATTTCTATAGACGGTATAGATTGTCTACCGCTTTTGAAAACCATAGGCAGTCCATCGTCGCAATAATAGTTTACAAATGTCCGGTTGCTCAGCTGTAGAGGTACATCCCGGGTTGTTTGCGGTATTGTCGGAAATCTAGGTGCCATTTCAGTGCCCGTATCATATATGAAAACAGTGACGCTATCTGCATAGAGCTGATTTTTGGTATAGATGCGGAGTATAAACTCATTTGCAAGTTGTTGGTATCTATATTTGCTGTGATTGCGGTTGACATATTCTGCAAACTTTTTAAATGCTCCAATGGTCGAGTAAAATTCAACGCGATCATCTAAAAAATATAATTTATTAAACACTAAAGCTAAAGGGCATTTATATAACTCACCATCTTCTATTCCATCGATTTCAAAATGTGATAATTGTAATAGATTGGAATTTTTGTAGTGTACAACATAGTAATCTCTATATTGTGTAACTGGAATCTTAAAAGACTTAAGATTTCCGTTTAGACACATTACAAACATACAGTCAAATGATCCATTTTTGCAGACACATTCATTCGTGGGATATGGAGACATCATACTGTCAGCACATTTTAAATTTACAACGTCGTTTTCGTTGTAAATATTCTGTAGTCCTGTAATGTCAATACCTGCACCAACATTTAAAACACATTCTTGATTTGACGTTTCGCCTTTAGCAGAATCTACTCCAAATACTCTAAAAAATGTTTCGCTAAATGCAGCATCGCTAAACGCAACAGCGATCGATATGTAAACTAGCACTATTGAACGCATGATGTAAACTGACTTTTAACGTACAGCGTCAGCCATATAGAATACTTCACATAGAAATAATACCAACATTTTATAATTAGCTGGTATTACATGGTATATTAGTCCAACAACATGGCTTTAAAATCCATTTTGATCAAACTTATACCCGTCACAATAGCTAGCGCCAAGTAAGCTGCCTCTATAGAACGCATGATTTCAACTCTCTCGGAGCTTCGCGATTCTCAATCTTAATATGTTGCTGTTCAAACAAAACGGTATCAGACTTGTAAAGTTATATGCAACAATAAAACATGTTACTTGCAGCACTAATCTTGGGTACAATAGGGTTTGTATTGTACAATGAATATATCGAAAGTAAACGAGTATACCCTAGTAGAACACGGGATCTTATACCAGAACTAATGAATAAAGTGCACATACTGGCATTTTCTTCAAATGAACCGGTGTTTGTAAAACTGCAAAAGGCTCTCGGTAAAATCAGCATATATTCCGGATCGTCTTCATATACAGTAGATAAACAACATATATATCTATGCCTATCGGACAAGTCGGGGAATTTCTATGATATGAATACATTGATGGACGTTGTATTACATGAAGTATCACATGTTATATGCGATGAGCTGGACCATACTGCAGAATTCAACAGGATTTTCCGAATACTGAAAGCGCAAGCAAATGTTATAGGAATCTATGATAGCAGCATTCCGTTTGACAGGTCATATTGTTCAGGATGTGGATGTAGCTGAAAATTCTCCGAGAGATCAACGTTTAAATATAAAAAACAATGTTGTCATTATAATGGCAACTATCAGAACTGGAGTGTAGTCTGCTGTTTTCTTAAAATGTTCAGACAATGTTCCATTCCACACCGGCTTCTCTAGTTTCATATTGACTGCATTATGAAATGTAATAAAATATTCGATTAATGAATTGTGTGATCTTATTGCTGCATCGATGCGTCTTTCATCTGCAATGTATTGTGCAGAGAATATTTTACATGCATCGCATGGTAATAGTGTAGGGATTGCTTGTATAAAATTTTTCATGTGGCGTTTCTGTTCTTCGGTAGGAACGTCTGGGTAACCCATAGATGTCGTATGAAACATCTTCCAAAATGTCGGACCCCAAACAGCTGGATTGATATTATGTGTCATGGCTTTATTTATCATAACAGATGCATAAAACATGATTGCGTGGTATTTATGATGTTTTACATCTACCTTTCAAATCGCGTCAATAAAATTGGATTTAGAATGTATAAAGAGTTGTATATGCCAGTAAATATATCAAACCTTCACAATGGGTGTACAAAATACTCCGCAAGACTCTACGAGTGCT